AGCAAGAGCAAATGCGTATTCAACAAGAACAACGATCTGAGCAAGAAAAAGTTTATAATAACTATATTGCGAATGAAAGAAAAATCTTGGCTGAAAAACTCCCTGTCTATGCCGACAAAGAAAAAGGTGCAGAATTTACTAAAAGACTTTCTGGTTTTGCAAAAGAGAATGGTTATAGCGATCAAGAAATTGCAATGATGGTAGATCATCGAGCAGTTTTATTGTTAGCTGATGCTTACAGGTATAACCAACTTAAAAAAACAAAACTGTCTGGAAAAAAAGTAAATAAAGCTCCAAGAGTTGTTACTTCCAATGCCTCAAATATTAGAGAAGATTCCGATAAGAAACAGAATGTTGATAAGAGAATGACAAGACTCAAACAATCTGGACATATCAAAGATGCACAAAGTGTGCTGAAGGAAATGTACTTTAACGAATAGGAGATTACTATGGCTGTACCAGGAAATACAGTACAAACTTTTACTCGTATTGGTATAAAAGAAGATCTAGCAGATGTTATCTATAAAAATATTGTAGCCTTACAGTCTTAAAAAGCTGTAAAGGAAAATTCGGTAAATTCGGTGGAACTCCCTAGTGGACAATACCGAGCCAAGTTGCATAATGTAAAAGGTATGCAAAAGGTGTAACGACTAGAAGTTGATGAAAAAATAATACTTCCACGAAAACCGAACTCGAAAGAGATGATATAGTCTTAACTGCATAGTAATATGCAGAAGTAATAATTAAAAAAATTACAACGAAAAAAATTGAATATAGCACCTACTGAAACACCTTTTATGTCTAACGCAGGTAAAGGATCGGCTACTCAAACGAATCATGAGTGGCAAACTGACGGACTCGCAGCAGCAGCAGCGAATAAACAAATAGAAGGCGATGATGCAGCTAACTTAGCTACTGTCGCAACAACAAGGTTGGGCGATTTTACTCAAATAAGCACAAAGGTTATTGGAGTATCTGGAACTGACCAAGCTGTGACTAACGCAGGTCGTGGCGATGAATTAGCCTATTAACATTGGTAGGCTTTAAATTCGGTGAACTACTGGAACACCCTAACGAGAGAGACGAGGGCAATCAGCATCCAAGCTATATAATTTAAAAGGTATATAGAAGGATCAGAGACTAGGTATTGACGAAAGAATAATATACTCACGAGTGCCGAACAATCTTTTATAAGATTGATGATATAGTCCGAACTTATATGAAAGTATAAGAAGTAAAGGATAAAGAGCCTTTACGATAACATAATTGCAAATGGCAAAAGCAGGAAAAGAAATCAAGCGAGATATGGAACATACTCTTGTTGGATCAGATAATTTTAAAACAGCAGGAGCAGCAGGTACAGCTCGTGAATTAGGATCTGTTTCTTCATGGTATGGAGGAAATATCGCAGGAACTGCAACATCGGCTGCCAACTACACAGCAGGAGCAGCAACTACTTATGCAAATGCAGCAGGTGCTTCTGGAGCTTTAACAGGAGATGGCTTAACTAAAAAGAATGTAACTGGAGCAACGAGAGCTTTTACAGAAGCTCTTTTAAAAGCAGGTTTAAAAAAATGTTTTGAACTTGGTGGCAATCCAGATGTTGTTCTAATGACAGCTTCTCACAAGCAAACTGCAAGTGGTTTTAATGGAATCGCAACTAACACACACAATGTTGATGACAAAAGAGTTATTGGTGCTGTGGATGTATATGTATCTGATTTTGGCGATGTAACTTTCGCACCAGATAGATTCCAAGAAGCTAACAGAGTAGATATTTTAGAAATGGATAAGTGGGAACTTTCTTACTTACGACCTTTTGAAACAAAGGAACTTTCTAAAACTGGAGACGCAGACAGAAGAATGATTTTGACTGAATACACTTTAACAGCAAGATCGCCAAATGCAAATTTTGGTCTTTTTGCGATTACTACATAATTTAATTTTATATAAGGGAGGTAATTAGTACCTCCCTTTATTATTGAAGAGCATAAGGCTCGGAACAATAAGGAAACTATGAGAACTTTAAACGATTATTTTTTAACAGGAAAAATGACAACAATATCAACTGCAGGAAGTTACTTTGTAACAGCTCCAGATGGTGGACAAATAATAAAAATTTACACTTCAATTAAGAATGCAATATCATCTGTTAATGCAGGTTTATCTTTTGAAATTGCAGGAACAGCAGTAACCAATGGTGGTATTACAGTAGCATATTCTGGCTCGGCAGCAGGTGATGTTGATTCAGCAACTCCTTCAGCAGCTAACTATGTTGCAGAAGGTCAAGCAATAGAAATGATTACTGATGGTGCATCTTCAACAGCTTGTGAATGTGAAGTAACTTTTGTAATCAGAAGAATAGGGTAATTATGGCTAATGCAGGTATATATTATGGCAGACCATCAACAGTTCAAAAAATTGATTTTGTTGCTACTCATGTAGTTTGTGGAACTGCTTTTAGTGCAGATACAAGTTATTTAATGATTTGTGCAAAGACAGCAGGTTGCCATTTCACAGTAGGAAGTGTGCCTGTAGCAACAGTTGCAGGATCATCATTTTTACCAAAAGATGAAGTCATTTATGTAAAAGTAAGTGGTGGCGATAAAATTTCTGCAATTAGAGAAGCCTCTACAAGTGGCAGTCTTTATATAACAGAAATGATATGACAAAAAAACTTTGGATAGACGATGAAAATAGTGCATCAGTAATCAAAACAAAAATGCACATTGATTCAAGTGAGGATAAATATCACTTTGAAGATGTGCAAGATATTGAGCCTTTATTAGATATGAATAGAAAAGATTCTAATATGGGTAATGATGCACTAAAAATTCATGGAGAACTTGGAACTCATGCAGGCATGACTAAGGTTGCCTCTATTCCTTTGATTGTCGTTCAACAACTGGCAAAAAAAGGAATTATGAATACAGCAGGTGGTATCAAGGACAAAGTTCGCTTTAGAAAATGGTTGAACGATCCAGATAATAGATTTTTTAAAACTTATAATGGAAATATATAATGGCTTTAACTTCATATACAACTCTCAAGAACGAGATAGCTTCATACTTAAATAGAACGGATTTAACTTCCTATTTAGATACATTTATTGATTTAGCAGAATCTCGTATGGCAAGAGATCTTAGGTTGCGAGAAATGGAAACGATTGATGTTTCAATCACAACTGTTTCTGGAACGCAAAGCTATGATTTGCCAACAGGTTATCTTGAGATGCGATATGCAAATTTACAAACAAGTCCTTATACATTTTTAGAATACATAACACCTCCAGATTTTATGCGAGTATATAATGCAGGAGAAGGATCTGGTAGTCCAACTAAATATACTATTGTTGGAACTAAAATTTATTTAGGAATGCAACCAGACGCAGCCAAAGTTTTAGATTTAGGATTTTTTAAAAGACCAACAGGTTTATCTTCAACAAATGCAGATAATCTTGTTTTGATAAATTTTCCAGATTTATATTTATATTCTTGCCTTGCAGAAAGTGAGCCATTTTTAATGAATGATGAACGATTAAAAGTTTGGGCAGCTTTGTATAAAGAAGGAGTTAAAACAGCTAATGAGTCAGCACAGAGAGGAAGAACTTCATCCTCTCCTTTAATGATGTCAGCTAGAATGGTGGTGTAATGCCAGATATTCAATTTGGACAATTACAAGCTGATTTACCAAGTTATCAAAACACAGGATCAATTCAAGTTGATAATGTTATTCCTTTATCAGTTGGTTATAAATCGTTTCCTAGTTTTCAACCATTAAGCTCAAACGCATTAACTAATAATGCAACAGGATTATTTTCTAGCATTACTGATGATGGAACAATAAATTATGCAGGAGATCAAGGAAAACTTTACAGAATGTCTGGTTTGGCTTTTTCTGATGTGTCAAAGTCTGGTGGTTATTTTTCTAAAACAACAGAAGGCTCAAGAGATTTTTGGAGCTTTACCCAATTTGGCGATAATATAATTGCCACAAATGGCACAGATCCTATACAAAAAATTAATGAAAAGACTGATACTCTTTTCTCAAATCTTGTTACCTTTACTGC